GCTGCCGGCAAACGCGGCGCTGAAAAAGCGACCGAGCCGGTTGGCGGAGAAGAGTAACAATTAGCGATGTTGAACTATCAGGTTGTTACTCCGCCGACAGAAGAGCCAGTCTCGCTGACTACCGCCAAGCTGCACTTGCGGGTGGATGGCTCTACCGATGACGCGCTAATCGGTGCGTACATCGTTGCTGCGCGAGAGAAGGCCGAGGGACTGGCTCGAAGAGCGTTTGTAACTCAGACGCTCAGAGCCACTCTGGATGCCTGGCCGGTGGAACGTACGATTTCCTTGCCTCGGCCGCCGTTGCAGAGCGTTTCGTCGATCAAGTATATCGACGCGAATGGCGCTGAGCAAACTTTGGGTGCAGGCGATTATGTAATTGACACCGGGAGCGAGCCAGGCCGCCTATCGTTTAAAAGCAGCTTTGCGTGGCCTGGGAGCAGCCTAAAAGAGATCGGCGCGATTGGCATTACCTTTGTTGCCGGATATGGTGCTGCAGCGGCGGTCCCGGAGCTTTATAAACAGGCCATTTTGCTGATTCTTGCATTCTGGTACGAAAACCGCGAGATTGGTGATGTTCCGGCTGGAATACGGGACATGCTGGTATCAGAGCGGGTGGTCTGGTTCTAATGGCTGATTACACAGTACGGCTTTCTGATATGCGCACGAGAATCACCTTCCAACAGCCGACATTGGTCAAAGATGCCGGTGGCGCGCAGGTGCCCGGTTGGGCCAACGTGGCCACCAATCCGACCGTGTGGGCGCGCTGGATCAATGCGCATGGTCAGGAGGTTGTCCAGAGTGATTCGCGGCAATCAGCTCAACGCGCGACCGTAACCATCCGTTACCGGGCAGATGTTCTACCTACCTGGCGCATTTTGAAAGACGGTGAAGCTTGGCAGATACTGTCTGTTGATCCGGTGCAGGGCCGTAACCGCTGGGTCGAAATGGTGGTCGAGCAAGTTAAGGGCACGGTTTAGCATGACTACCCGAGGAACATTCACGCTGAGCGCGCTCGAAGATTATCTGGAGAAAATACAGGCGGCAGGTAATGATGTAGATGCTGCCTGTGCAGAAGCGCTCGAGGAAGCTGCGCCAATCGTTACCGACAACATGCACGAACTCTTGAAAGCCAGTAGTGAAACATGGACCGGTGAAACGGACGCAACCATCGAGCAGGCACCGGCAAAACGCGAAGGGAATTATGTTTTTGTGAAGATCACCGCGGCTGGCAAAGATGCGGTGCAAGGCTTTTACAAGGAATTTGGCACGGCGCGCCAGGCTGCTGAACCGTTCTTTCGGCCCGGTATCACCAAAAGCCGCCATCGCTGGCGCAACAAGCTGAAAGAAATCTTGAAGGCAAAAGGTTTTGCATCATGACCACCATCTTTGAGCGCGTCACGACTGCCCTGAATACTCTAAGCCCTGCTGTGCCGTTTGCGCTGGCTCCGTATAAAAGCACTGGCGTGCTGCCAGATCAGTTCATTGCTTATCAACTGATCGACAGCTCTCCAGAACAGGCAGCAGACAATGCCGAAGCTGAACGCTCACACTTGGTTCAGATCTCGATCTGGAGCAAAAGCGGGCTGGTTAGTTTACCCAACGTAGATGCGGCCATGCTGGCCGCAGGATTTCAAAAAGGGACATTTCGCCAACTACCACAGGATGCTGAAACCGGTCATTATGGCCTGGCCAAAGACTATCGTTATCTCGAAACAAAGGAGTAAGACATGCCGAATCAAGCTGAATACAAATCTGTTGTGGGTGTAGACCGTGTCTACTACGCCCTGATCACCCAGGATGATGCGAGTGCATATGTTGTGGGCACTCCCCAGAGCCTAGCCCCGGCGATGGAAATCAAGGGCACGCCTTCCTCGGCCAGTGAAACCCAGTACGCTGATAATGGCGCGTTTGACCAGGTCTCTGCCGAGGGCGACACCGAGCTGGAACTGATGTCGCCAAACTTCCCTGAGTCTGTCATTGCCCAATTGTTGGGTGCGACGTTCGACACGGCCACCGGGCGCGTGTTTGACGACGCGGACCCGAGCCGCGCGCCGTTCTTTGCGCTTGGTTATCGTTTCAAGAAAAGCAACGGCAAATACCGCTATCGCTGGTATTTGAAATGCCGCGCTGAGAAGCCCGGCGAAGAAGCGGTTTCACAGTCCGATGCTGTAAACCTGAAAACGCAAACCTTGAAGATCCGCGCGCTGAAAACGATCCATCAGTTTGACCTTCTCGGAGATGCTTCGCTGATGAATGGTGTCAAACGGGTGCATGGTGATGAAGACACGACCAATTTCAGCGGCGCGAACTGGTTCAACGCGGTTCAAGTCCCGTTGGCTGGCACACCTGATGCCTTCACGCTCAGCAGTGTCCCGGCTGATGCCGCGACCGGTGTAGTCATTTCTGCCAACATCGTTCTGACCTTCTCGAACGCACTGGCCGGTGGCGCGGAGGGTGGGATTGTCTTGGTCAATGCTGATACGTTTGCGCCGGTGGCGGCTGCCCGCACGCTCGACACTGCCCGCAAGGTGGTCACGCTCGATCCGACTTCCAACTTGGGCGCTGCGACCGATTACATCGTGATTGTCGCTGGTGTGGTCGATATTCATGGCCAGGAGCTGGCCAGCACGGTGATCAACTTCACCACAGCGTAACTTATAGCTGGGTGCATCCTCCACCCAGTTTGAAGCGGGCCACGCGTTGAGATTTAGGCCGCCCTGTGGCGCAAGCGGCCGGGATATTTTTATGCAAAAACCTGAATTAGCTCCCCTGAAACTGACGTTGTATGGCACTGGCGACACGATAGTGCGCGAAATTACCCGCTCAATTGTTCCCTGGGGAGTTCTGGAGCGGGCGCTTGACTTGCAAGAACTTTTTGCAGATCTTGATACCGATGAGCAAGGCAACCCGGTTGGCATCACCAAAGAGCATACCTCGGAGCTGACAAACTTTGTTGTCTTTATCTTTAACGACGAAGTCACGTCAAGCGAACTGTCACGCACGGCCAGCCTGGGTGATATGTTCGCGCTTTACCGGCAGATTTTCGCAATGGTGTCAGGCACCATGCAGAAAAACCCTACCCCGGCCCCGGCAGCGAAGGCGAAAGCGGACTTACAGAAGGTGCGCAACCGGGGCCGACGGTAAAAAACTGGGCGCGCCGGATCAAGTACGTTTTGCTGGATACCGGAAAGTTGGGCAGCTTGCGCGAAATTGAGCGCACTGACCTGCGCAGTGTTCTGCACTTCATGCGCGAATATTTTCAGATGAAGCAGGAAAGTCAACCTGTAAATACAAAGTATGTCTATGGCGACCAGGTAGATTGGGCATAGCACAATGGGCGATGCAGTAGAGAAACTATCAGGCGAATTAGGTCTCGACACCACCGATTTCAAGGCAGGTATTGCTGCTGCGAATCGGGAATTGCGCGTGTTGGAATCGGGTTTTAAGGCAGGCGCAGCTTCTTTGGGCGATTGGACAAAGAGCGCTGACGGTCTTGAGATGCGCATGGAGTCTCTTACCAAGCAAATCGATATCCAGAAGTTAAAGGTGGCGGCGCTTCGTGAGAATTACGAAAAACAGGTGCAGACCCACGGCGAAAGTTCCAAGGCCGCCCAGGAAGCCGAAATCAAATTTAATAAAGAAGCTGAAACACTTGGCAAAATGGAAGCTGAGTTAAATCAGTCTGAGAAAAGTTTAAACGAACTGAGCGGCGCAGAGAAGCAAGCCGGAAAAGAAGCTGACAGAACCAGCAATAAGATGGAAGGTCTCAAGTCTGTCATTGGCAGCATTGGCGGGGTTGTGAAGGGTGCGATTGGTGTAATTGCCGGGTTGGCTGCGGGAGTAGCGGTTGTTACAACGGCAATTGGTGGGCTGGTATTCAGCACAGCTTCGGCGTCTGCTGAACTGGTCGATATGTCTGCCAAAACCGGTATTTCAACAACGCGCCTGCAAGAGCTGGCCTATGTGGGCGACCAGGTGGGCACATCACAGGAAACGATCACCGGGTCGTTGGCCAGGATGATTCGCACCATGTCTGGCGCTCAGACACAGTTCGCAGATTACTCGGCTGCTCAGGCTAATGCGGCTGCCAAGGGCGAAGATTTTGACGGTCAGCTTGGGGATAATGCTGCGGCTTTTGATCGGTTGGGGGTGCAGGTCACAGACTCAAGCGGCGCGCTGCGCAACTCTGAGACGGTCTTTGCTGAGCTGATCACGGCGCTTGGCAAGATCGACAACGAGACCGAGCGTGATGCGCTGGCCATGTCGATCTTTGGCAAAAGCGCAATGGAACTCAACCCGCTGATCAAGGCCGGCAGTGACGAGTTGTCCCGTCTCGCAGACGAAGCCCACAAAGTTGGGGCGGTCATGTCTGAAGAAGATGTGGCTGCTTTCGAGGCCTTCGATGATACGCTGGTCAGTCTGCAAGCCGGGCTGAAGGGCACTGTTGGCACGCTGATGGCTTCTTTCCTGCCGGGTTTCCAGTCTGTTTTCGGTCAGGCAGGCGGTTATCTTGAGCAGTTTTCGGCCATTGTGCGCGGTTCCAATGGTGATCTGGGCCAGGTTGCCCAGGGGCTGACCGGCTTGATCGGCCAGATGATCGGAGATGTCACCCGGCAGGCGCCTGAGATGTTACAGGCTGGGCTGGGTATCCTGCAATCGATCATCACTGCCATTG